AGAGAAGCTGTGACGATTCCGTTGTGCTGTGATGATCCTGTTCCTACGGTTGCAAGATTATTCAACTTGCGACCCAAGGCTCGCCCTGAGTTACCTGCAAGTAGTCCAATTATGTCAATCGAGGAATCTGCAAGAAGCTCATGCGTCACCTGAGTGATGTAAGCCAACTTGTAGCTGTCCAAAGTGATGAACGCTCCGAAAGTCGGATCGCTTTCACCGATTGTGCCTGCTTCAGCAACAAGAGCAGCTGTTGAATCCGCCGTCATGCGAGGGATTTGCAAGTTTGCTTGTGAGTTACTGAACAAAATTGTTGAAGTCTCCAACATAGGTCCAACAGCAACCATCGCTTCAATCACACGATTGAAAAAGTTGGTTGGTACTGGAGCGCCAGTAGAACCAGTGCTTAGATCACGATGTTCTGAAGCCACATAGTCTCTTTTCGCTGTGAAATCGCGTGTCTCTCCACGAAGGAAAGCTCTGAACTGAGCCTCCTCTGTGTCAGGTACGCCAATTTCTTCAGCTGCGCGAGCTTCAACAGGGGTGATTAGAGCCTCATATTCTGAGCGCTCCTCCTCAATCCTTTTCGCCCGATCTAGTGCATCGAGCTTAGAGCGAATTTCCTCATCCAAAGAATCCATTTCAGCGTTAGTGCGCTGAAACAGTTGTTCTTCTTCACCAGTTAATTCTCTCTTTTCCTCTCCAGCCTTATCAAGAACTTCGGTCATGGCGTGATACGCCTTGAGCCTTTTCTCATTAAGACTTTCCAGGTAAGAAGTAGACTTTTCAGCCATTGAATTTCTCCTGTTTGTTTGTTTGATTATTGACACCAGCTGCGGCTCCGCATACTGGTTCTGCCCCTCCAGTTCTGCGAGGCTCCTCGCAGACAGACTTTAGAGACGAGATTTTAATTCCAGCTGCATCCGAGCAATAGACGCTGGGATCACAGCTGGCGGCTCGCCTGTTCGTAGCTCTTTCGCTACTTGTATCAGCTGATCGACTTCCTGGTAACTGAGAGGTTCATTGTTTGCGAATCTCTCCATCAGAGAAGTCCAGCTGTTGCGATCTTCTATACATTCTGGGCAATCGAGCGCTCTTACAGCTGCACTCGTAGCCGGATAAGCCGGATTCCCGACTGTGGAAACTTCATGGAGTCGAACTTCGTTGAGCTGCCGTTCATTTCCGTCATCACTCCAGGTGTCGCCTCCAGGTGGAACCGAGAAACCAAAACTCATATGCCCCAGGTCGCCTCTTTTCACCAATTCGGAGACATCATTTCCCCAGCTGGTATTTGGAAGATCAGCCTGGACTCTTAAACCGTGTTCATCTTCTTCCAGTTGCAATGTTTTCGCCCTGGTTGTTGCCAGGATCAGCTCTGGGTTGTGAGCGTGTAGCAGCATGATGTTGTTCCTGGAACGAAGCGTCTTGTCGAAAGCGCCCCGATTGATTGTCTCTGTAAATGGCAGCTGCAAGCTCGGAGAGTTCCATACAGCTGCATAACCCGAAAAGCTCCTGCCATCTTCGTTGGCTTCAATAGGAGCAGTCCTTATTTCCACTTTTGTTGGTTCTGAACGATCCATTTCTTCCTCCGATTCTGACGCATAAAGAGCTGCGACTTGTTTCTCAGCTGCGAATTGGGAATCGTGGCATCCCACAACTCTTTCAGGTTCACTGTCTTTGATTACTGCGTAACCTTCGCAATCTTCATGTTCAGTCACTACTGACCAGGGCATCATCTTCCTCCGTAATCTCAATTCCCTCCTGCATTTCTCTGATATAAGCCTCAAGCGGATCATCAGGGTCGAGCATTGCCAAAGGCTGCAACGCCGAAGGCGGAACCCCAGTGTGTTCAATGTCTAACCCTGCAATCGCAGCTGCTTGTTCAGGTTCATAACCTGCACCGACCAGCTGCGAAGCTATACCCACGCGAGATTTCAAAACAGCCAGGGAAGCAGCTTCTTGCTCGCCCATATTCAAAGGCATCCTGAACTTGTCAGCTGCTTCATTCTCAACAGGGCGCATATCTTCCCAGCGTCTTATCTCATTAACCGACAACCAGCCATTGTTCAAACCAGTGGCAAAAGCCTCGTACCGGCTCTTTTGATCTCCGCGCAAAAGCCCTTCCATATTCAACTTAATGAAGCTCGCTCCAGGTGTAAGCCTGGACAAATGACGCTCCAGCAGCTGCACGTAAGGGCGGATCGTATGCTTCTCAAATGCCAGGGCTTGTTGCTCAACTGACGCATAACTAACTGCACCTGGTTGATTGTCCTGGACTAAAGCACTTGGCACTCGATAAATGGCGCAAATCTCAGCTCTTTGGAATTGTCGAAGCTCCAGGAGCTGCATCTGGTCAGCTGTAAAACTTAGAGGCGTGAATTTTGCACCGCCTGTCAATACAGCTGGGGCGTGAGCGTTAGCTCTGCCAGTGTGTGTTGCTTTCCAATGATCCGACAAGGATTGAATCTGGTCAGCTGTCAAATCCCCTGGGTATTCGATCAAACCTGTCGAGCTTGTCCCTTGCCCGAAGTAACGACTCTGGAAATCTTCACCAGCAGCTGTTAATCCGAGAGCTTCACGACATTGGTCAATCGGGGACAAGCCTCGGAGTGTGCCTGGGAGCTGCACCAGAGGAATATGCAAACAATCCTCAATGCTCAAACTGAAATCAGAGCTGGATTGTGTCTCGACTTTATAGATCGGAGTGCGACCTTCTGTTTCAATGCGAACTCTCTGAGGATCAAGAACAGTCAAAGCCAGGACTTCTCCCATATCGTCTCGCGTTACATGAATGAAAGCATTCCCATCAAGCAACAAGCTGACCATGATCTGAGATATCAGAGAATGATTAGAGAATGAAGGATCAGCTGGGTCAGGTACATCGACCCAGGCGGCTTTCGGTCTGTATGGTCGCCGTTGCCCATCCTGGCGAATCATCTGATCCATCGGAAGTGTTGAAATAGTGTCAGCCAGGAGTCTCACACATGCCCAGGCTGTTGTGACCTTCATTGCTCCATCTTCTGACATAGGCATCCCTGAAGCTGTTTGGGGTCCGTAAACATCACGACCAGTTCCAAACAAAGTCTGGAATGAGATATTTCTGTTTTCTATTTTTGGGCTGAAAGCCCTGCGAATAATGCTCATTGAGTTCCTAATCCGATAATGACAAGAGCTGCTCCTCCACCAATTAAGCCAACAGGCAAACTAATGAGGACCAGTCCAGCTACAACAAGACCGATGCCGGTCAATTCTAAAAAAGTGTTTATATTCATTTCATTTCTTCTGTATTGAAAACCCGAATCCTGGGGTCGTCAGGTTCTTCGTATCTTTCAAAATATGTGTCGATGAATTGATGCCAGGCTCCAGGGCGACCAGCTTCTTCAGCTCGATTGTGTGCTGTCTCCTGGGATACCTGGAGAACAGTCATGGTTGCTTTCGGTCCTATGAGATACCTGGCTCGTTGTTCATTCGTAGGAGCAAGAGCTGTGAGATACGCCCTGGGTATCTGAGAAGGAAATCTCAAACGGCGAAGCAGAGCTGCTTGCGCGCTCCAGGCAAAAGCCTTCACCGAATCGTCATGCTCATGGGTACCCACCGGAGTGAGTGCCATCATTAAGCGATCAAACTCGACAATGAGTTCTCCAGGTTTAGCCACTGCATCAATCGTTGTTGTCTTACCAGAACAAGGCGAGCCACATACGCTCGATACAGGCGCCCACCTGAAGTCTGAATATCTCAAAGGCTTTTCAGTCATTTCTCCAGCCTCTGTAGTCAATCCATTCTTCTTCAGACACTCCGTCATAATCAGCCATATTCTTGACATGAGCTGTGACAATACCAGCGAGATTGATTGCGATTCTTCTGTTTGTTTTCAACTGGATAATTGACTTGTACAACGCAACAAGCAGAGCGCGATACATCGCTTCCCAAGGTTTATCTAGCTTTTCAGTTGCAAAAGTTTTCATAGTGTTATCAACTTTGGTGGTTCTTTCGGTGTCCAATCGTTTTCGCCCACCTGGAGTCGATGAATAGCAAGAAGCATCGCAATGCAAGCGTCAATGTGTCTCTTTGATCGACCTTTTGAGAGTGTCCAAAAGTCTGTGTATTCACGCCGAACAGCTGCCGTGACATGATCTGCCAAAGTGGGATCGCCGTCATGGACAATCGAACCTCCGACAATCAGGTCATAACCACCAGCCACGACACCGCTCATCCTGGAAGGAGATTGCGGCAGCTCCACAGTCGGAATGTTCTCATCCTGGAGCATTAACGCTGGAACCTCAAAGAACCTAGGGTCATACACGACTTCGAGTACCTGGTATTTCTCATCAAGTCCTCTGATGTAATTGATGATCTCCAGGTGGTCAATCCTGCCGTCTTTCGGTTCCCACACTTTCGACTTGATGTGGTACTTGCCGTCTTTTTCAGTAGCAAGAACAACAGCTGTTGTGTCTCTTTTGAGCGCTACGT